GATGTGTGTTTGGAACCGAGTTGTTTCGCGCGCATATCATCAAGGCAACTTACGTGTTAGTAACAGACTACAACTTGGTGGACAGTGTCCACCCTACCTAAGGAGAATCAAATGTATCCAACTACCAGTTACCCCAATGGCTTCGCAAATGGTATTGCTATTCGCGGAATGCCCCTCGTACAGACGCAACAAGGCGCAATCTACTTCTTGTCGAACAGTGCGGTGTACCCGCGCGAGAGTCGTGCGGGGTCTGACAGCAATCGTGGAACTTTTAACTCACCATTCGCTACACTACAAGGTGCCTTGGGTCAGTGTAAAGCTGGCGAAGGTGATGTGATCTTTGTAGGCCCAGGTCATGCGGAGAATATTTCGAGTGCGACAGCGCTTAACCTGAATGTATCTGGTGTAGCGATTATCGGTCTGGGTACAGGTACTTTGCGTCCGACGTTCACTCTTGACACGGCAACTACTTCCACGATCACAGTGTCTGCTGCAAACATCAGTATTCAGAATTGTATATTCAAAGCAAACTTTGCGAATATCGCAGCACTGTTTACCCTTACAACTGCGCAAGAATTCTCCGTAGACTCTTGCATGATTCAGGATACGTCAGCCATTCTGAATTTCCTCTCCCTGTTCGCAACAGATGCTACAGCCAATCATGCTGACGGATTATCTATTACGAACAACTTGATTAACTTGAAGGCAACTTCTGGTGTAGTCAATCTGTTGTTAGGTGGTGCTGCTGCCGATCGCGTTCTTGTTATGGGGATTAGTTATCTCGCTGTTACAACGAATGCAGGTGCGATAATTGCGATGGGTGCATTCGGGCTGACTAACTTCCGTATGCTCCACAACTATTTCAACATTCAAAATGCAGCTGCTACTACTACCGGTATCTGGGTTGTTGCAGGTGCAGGTTCTGGCTTCGTGGATGATAACTATGGCTTTGCTCTTTCATATCCAAGTTCAGCTGCACCACTCTTGTGTACGGCCGCCGCAGCCTTCGCTTTCGGTCTGAATGAGACAACTCATACAGCCGGTGCTTCCGGATTAACTAATCCAACAGCCGCAGCGTAATAACTTGGTTGGGGGTTCATAGCCCCCTTCCTTTAAGGAGACTTAAATGGCGAACTCAGTTATTAGTACAGTGGTGCATGATGGGGCGCGGAATGTACTGGTGGAGGTTACAGGGATTCTGGATACGAGTGATTACGTGCAAGCGGATATTACAACTATCAGCGGTTTAAATCCCGTACCGACAAACCTACGTCTGGATACAATTCAATTTGCAATTCAAGATACTTGCTCCGTTATGTTATGGTGGCATGACACAGCTGGCACAAGTCTGATTGCACCTCTCGCGGGTAGAGGGAGACTAGACTTCGGCTGGTTCGGGGGAAGGAATAACCCTAACAACACAGGCTATACAGGTAATATCCAAGTGTCTACAGCTGGTTGGTTATCAGGCGCTGTTCTCCACTGGACACTGCTTCTCGATCTGATCAAGCAAGGGGTTTAATATGACGATGCAAGCATCATACATGCAGGCAGATCGTATCATTCGCTATGGCTACATGGACTCCGGTATTATAGGGAAACAGTCTGACCCTTCGAGTGAACAACTGGCTGAAGGTATGATGCGGCTGAATGACATTATTAACTTCGAGCAGACGCAAGGGCAGAAGCTCTGGCTCGTGAGTGATACTCCGGTGACGTTGATAGCGGGGCAGAATCAATACACATTCAAACCTACCGGTAATGTCAACATGACAAAGCCGATAAAGATTATGCAAGGTTATTGGTTGTCTAGTCTAGGTGTCCGTACGCCGCTGAATGTGCTGTCTTGGGAAGAGTGGTTACGGTTGTCGCAGGTGAATCAGCAAGGTGCTGTGAACTCTTATTTCGTGGATAAGCAACAACTGTCTATGAATGTATCCTTCTGGCTTACCCCCGATGTAAATGCGGCAGCAGGCACTGCCCACGTACTGCTCCGGAACCAAGTAACAAACTTCGTCGGCCTCACAGACAATGCAAACTTTCCTCTCGAGTGGGCTATGTTCCTTCGCTGGGCACTTGCAGATGATCTAGCTACTGGTCAGCCTGCCGAGATAGTTGCACGCTGTGAACAACGTGCGATGGCATATCGAACTGCACTGCAAGATTGGGATACTGAAGATGCGTCCATCACCTTTATTCCTGATGCTCGAATGGGGCAAACTACCAACACATTTACTGGAGGGTATTGAAATGTCTTTAACTGATGGCGATGTTGAAAAGATAGTTGCGCGGTTGAATGAGAAGAGAAGGGCAGAGTCGATTGAGCATTCCGATTTCTACATCGCCCCTGAAGAGCATTATAATACACATAGGAATTTAGGCGAGATGTATGCAGACTGGAAAGCAATTAAAGGTGCCTTCATGAAAATGATGGTTGGATTTATTTTGGTTGGTACAGCAGTAATGGCCGTGATAGGTTTTGTAGTCGAGTTCGCAAAAGACCTTCCATCTAAACTCTTGGGGCACTAAATGGCACAGCAAGGACAACAGGGTCAGCAGCAAGAAGGCTCAAACCCTCGGATACCTTTAGTTGCAGTTGCCTCGAATAGAGGTAGCTCGACTGCTTTCGATTCGAAGTTGGTGAATGCTTATATTGAGAAGCAAGCTGACGGGGAAGTGTGGCTGGTGAAAAGACCTGGACTAATCCAACTGTCCGGAGTGGCGGCGGGAATTGGTCTGGGTGTGTATAACTGGCAAGGGGATATTTACCAGATTGTTGGTGCGACCGTATATAAGAATGGAGTGGCATTGGCGGGAACTGTAGATACTTCCAACGGGGTTTACTCTTGGGGGTCTACACTTGGGGGTACACCGAGCTTATTCCTGCAGAATGGTGTTGCACTTTATTATTACAATACAACTGTAGGGTTAACTGCAATAGCCTCCCCGCCGGTTTTTTCCCCTAGCACTTTGGTAAAAGGCTGCGCGTACCTTGATGGTGTGATGTATATCATGGATACGGGTGCTAACATCTGGGGATCGAATACAAACGATTTAACTACATGGAGTGCTCTCAATTTAGTAAAAGCGCAGATTGAACCTGATGCTGGAGTGGCTATTGCGAAACAACTTGTTTATGTGATCGTATTTAAACAGTGGAGTACAGAAGTATTCTATGATGCAGGAAATGCAACGGGAAGTGCGCTGGGGCCGGTGCAAGGCTCAAAGGTGAGCTATGGCTGTCGGAATGCAAATACAGTGCAGGAGATGGATGGGGCGTTGTATTGGGTGAGCTCGACTAGAGCTGGTTCTGTCGGTGTAATGAAGATGGAAGCGCTATCAGCAACCCCTATATCTACCCCGCCGATTGAGAGGTTGTTGCAATCGGTGAATTATAGTGTAGTGTGTTCGTGGGTGGCGAAGCAAGATGGACATAAATTTTACGGACTGGATTTCCCAAATTCCGGACTCACGCTTGTGTATGACGATAAGATTCAAGAGTGGTATCAATGGACTGACCCGACTGCAGCTTCATTGTCTCTAGTGGCTTCGACGTTTAATAGTGCGCAGCAAGTAGTGTTACAAGATGCGACTGACGGGAATTTGTACACATTTTCTAATGCAGCTTACGGTGATGACGGCATCCCATTTCCGGTAGATCTGTACACCCCTAATTGGGATGGCGGGACGAAGAAGAGGAAGACGGTTAATAAGCTCTATGTGATTGCAGATCAGACTGCGAGGAGTCGGGTTACGATTCGGACAAATGATTCAGATTATGCAGTTGGGAGTTGGTCGAATCCAGTGATGGTAGATCTAAGCCAAGAAGCTCCGTATATAGATAACATGGGAACATTCATTCGTAGAGCTCACCATGTGAGACACCTTGCGAACACACCGTTGCGGTTGAAGGCGCTCGAACCTCATTTATTGATAGGAAGTCTGTAATGGCCAATTTTCAGCCGCCACCGACATACGCCCCCCCGATGGAGGAAAGCAGAGATGGGGTGCTGATTTTTAATCCGCTGTGGCTTGACTGGTTTCTTTCTGTGGCGCAGTTTATTAATAACAATAGTAATGGGGTGACAGCGGGGAGCTTTACCTCTCTCTCGGCTTCGGGAGCAGTTGGTGGGACAGGGTTCTCGGCGTTGTTTGCATCCCCTCCGTCGATCGGGGGTACAGCATCAAGTGCGGGAAGTTTCACTACGTTAGAGGCAACTAGTCTGACGGTTACAGTGGCCGCGAGCTTTGGCGCAGTCTCGACGGTAAGTTTTGGTTGTACCGGCTTAGCAGCCCTCGCCGCACTAACAGCGTCAACGATTAAAGCCACTGGGGCGTTTGGTTGTAACGGGGCGCTGGCTCAAACAGCCTACGCTTCTGGCGGAGCGGTGGTTACGACAGGGGCAGCTCTGGCTTCGTATGGCTACACAACAGCGGCGCAAGCAAACGGAATTGTAACGCTGTTAAATAATATTCGGACAGCCCTAGTGAACAATGGTATAATGTCTTAAGGAGACGGTGATGGGAGGTTATTTTAGTGGTGGATCTATAATTCCTGGTGTAGATAATCCATTCCAAAGTGGTAATAGTACAATCTCGCAGGGAGCTAATGCTGTTGGTATAAACCCCCAGGGGATTAATGCTCAGAACACTATAGGGACTATAACGGACCCAATTCTAGCAAGTGGTAATGCTATTAGTCGTATGACTGGAGGTTCAGGTAATGTTTTAAATGATGTAGGTATTGGGGGTGTCCTTGGTAATACAGCGAATATGACTTACAGTGGGTTGGCCGATTCTGCCCTAATTGCGGGGGCGGTTGCCGGGGGAGCCTA